AGAATCACTCTTAGGTAATACTCCAGTAAATACAGCACTAGTTTGAGGAGCAGCTGGTTTTGTGTTTGGTTGCTCCATTTCCCTTTCCTGACCTCCACCACCAAATAACGGTTCAGGTCTCATTTTTATAGATGGAGCACTAGTTGGTTTTTTCTGTGTTTTTGCTTTTGGTTTATCCATGGGTCCATCACCCCACAGCATTCCAGAAGAAGGTGGTTCAGATAGACGTTGTTCAAGAGTTTTACCATCCTTCTTGAACTTTGGATCATATGGATTGTCTAACCATCTTCTCTCTTGCCCAGATCCAATATCTGATGAGACCATTTGATATCTTGGTCCACCTGGATATCTTGACATGGGTTCCGTAAGAGCCACATGTCTTCCATTGCCAGTTTTTTCACCAACTTTCAATTCAAGATGGACTCCACCTTCTGGTTGTTTTACCAGTCCACCACCTTGTGCCATCATTATATTACCAAAGGGTGCCCATGATGGTTTATTTGTTCCACCACCTGCTTTATTCAGATTGAGGAAGAACGGAGCACCAAACTTATCTACTGCTTTTTTAGATATTACAACCTCTCCTGGTTGTGCAACAATCATTTGAGTATCTTTACCAGCTCCCCTCACCCTCTTGCCAGTAGAATTTTTAACTTTACCACCATTAGGCATTGTTCTCTTCTTGGGAAGAGTTCCGCCACCAGAATATCCAGCAACCTGACCACCACCACTATATCTTCCACCCAATACACTCATTGGATCGCCAGTAACTCCACCCATTTCAAGAGTGTCATTTAATTGCGTCTTACCTTCTGCTGCTTCTTTAGGATCTGCTGCAGGAGTATTTGCTTGCTGAATAGCACCCGCAGCAGCAAGAGTAGGAATTAAAATTGCAGCACTCTTAAGTGGATTTGCTGCTATCAACTTAAGAAGTTTTGGTATACCCTTCTTAGCAATGGTAAATGTCAATTTGGCAATGGTTCCCATCACTGTTCTAACCAATCTACCAATTGGATTAAAGAACAAAAGATATCCAGCTAATAGAGCAGGCCACCAATCACCAATAAATTTTATGAGACTCTGTATCTTTTTCTGATTCTCTTCATTTGCCAACCAATCAACCAATTTTATTAAAATTCTTCCAAGTAATATCTTTCCAATAAAATCAATTATTCTACCAAGAAGATCAAATACTGGAGTCAGCATTCTTCTGGCAACTGCCATCGTCTTTTTGACGCCAGCTTCCAATAAATTCTCTCTATTTGCTCTACGAGTATTTTCTTTCTCTCTTCTCTCTTTTTGAAGTTGTTTACGGATAGCAGAATATTGACCCTCCATCAACTTCAGGATGGCATCACAAGTTTTGCGAATAGCAGCTACATTCTCCGCAAGCGTTGCCTTCCTCTTTCTCTTCTCTGGTGTTGCAGGAGGTAATAATTTTTGAGGTGCCTCTGGTTGACCAGTAATAAAATTCTTTGCTTTTATCGCTGGTGCTGTGGCAGTTCTAATTCTCTTCTTATTTACTTTAAATCTACCAACTTTTCCCTTTATTCTCTTAAATTCTTCTGCCAGGAGCATCTCCTCGTCCCTGGCAATATTAGACTTTCCTAAAGTAGATTTAATTACTTGCTCTTTTAAAAGAGACTGATACGTTCCATAATCAATATCAATAGCATCATCTAAACCAAGAATTCTTAAAATTCTTTCATCAACATCTTCACCAACGAGATCTTCTTCACCAACTCCTTCATAGAGTTTTTCACTAATTGTTAAAGCACTATTTGCCTTAGCAAGTCTTTCTTCGGTTCTTTTTACTGCTCTTTCAACAGCTCCCTCTACAGTGATCATGTCATCATCATCACCATACCCCTCAAACTCTCCCTCTGTTGTAACTTGAGGTGGTTCAGGTTCTGCTTTCTCTACTTTTAATTTCTTTGCTACAGGAACCTTTGGCGGTGCCTTGGGTTTTGGTGGTTCTTTGGAAGCATTCTCAACATAATATTCCCAAAGATATAAGGCATACTGATTAAAAAGATCAAACTCACTTATATTTTGAGGACTGATGATAGATGGTGAAGGATAATCTTTTTCTGACTTATCCCACTCTCTAAGAAATATATCTACTACTCGATCATAATCAACATCATAAGCATCCCCAATCAAAATCTTAGACCGCTCCATATAACTGGAAACAGTCTGTCTAAACCCATTCTTTCTCTTAACAATACGAGAATAGGGAAGAAATTCTGATATAAACTTGGGTAACTTATTCGCCATTAGCTATTTGCTCTTTGCTGATCAGCTTTTAGTTTTTCTTCTTCCAAATGAGCCTTCAACAATGAAACATAAACTTCTCGCTCCCATGGTATTAGATTTTCAATCTCAGTTAATGAGTATTTATGGTACTGCAGTAACGCAAAATTCAACTTATAATAATTCTCTAAATCCATGTGAGAGAGGGCTATGCGAAAAAACTCGACAATCCCTCAAGAACTACTGTGCTTTTTTTCTTAGTATTTGGATTAGTTACCTGAATCTCATGAGACAACTTAGGCATAGTCTCAAAGAATTTTTCAATCTTCTTGAACTGAGATGAATTCATCTGATCCAAAAATTCAACCACCTCCTTCTTAGTCAGGTCTTCAACTGCCCATGACTCTTCAGCAGTGAATACTTGACTAATACATGTAGCAATTAGATCAAAGGACTGTTCAACACTAATCTGATCTGTAAAATCAAAGTTACTCTTAATAAATTGATCCAATGATGGATACTTCATCTCCATCGCCAAGGTGTCATCAATTTGAATATTTTTAGAGTGCTCACTATTCTTAAGAACATTAATTTGATCAATATCTATTTTGACAGGGACATATGTCTCCTCATCATCTGGACAAAGAACATTAACTTCCAATTCTTCACCCACAGATTTACCACGAATATTCAAAAAGAGATACTCAATATCAAATGTTGGTAGAGACTCTACAACAATACCTTCAGTTTTGATACAATTTTTAATTACTGTTTTAATAGCAGTTGTGATTTGCTTAGTATCTTCACTCTCTAATGCTAAAACAAGTAACTTCTCTTCTTTTACAAGAAATGGTCTATATTGAATGGTTTGTTCAGTGGAAGGCAACTCAAGTTCATATGTAGGAGTTGATATAGTAGGTAATGGCATAAATCAAAATCAGGTAGTGTTATTTATAGGTTAAAAGTCGAAATTAAAATCAGTGCTGAATGGTTGATATGTGTTATATAACTCAGCACTAGAGAACTCTGCTTGCAGAGCAGTGGCATAACCTGCTCCAGTACCACTAAAGTTTGAATCAATTCCCGTAAGGAATGGAATTTCTGGAATACCTGGAGCAGTCGAACTATAAATTCTGGATGCAAATACATCGTCAGTTTGTCCCAGAGTTTGATCAATAAAATATCTTGTATAAGATAAAGATACAGTCACTTTCAGTAACTGAGAAGCTTCATATGTAACTGGAACACTATTGATAGATTTAGGGAATACATCTATAAAATTATACACCATTGCATTTGTTCCAAAAGAATTTCCAGATCCCAAATCCTTCTCAAATTTAACAATCTTCATTCCACCTTTATAATCATCAGGATATTTTGCTCTCTGATGTACTTTATTTGCTAATTGAGAATCAGTATAAGTGTCTTCCCCAACAATAAACTTCATCCAATAGTCAAAATATCTGATTTGTAGGTAATTGCTGTCTAAAGTAACCAAAAAAGTTAGTTCGATAGATTCATCATACAATCTTGAATATGCATGTCTCTCTACAATACCATGAAAATCTCTATTGGTCTCAACCGTGGCAATACTAGATCCAGGTAGAGATGCCTCTATACAAGTCAGTTCAAATAAATCCCGATCAAGTCCTGGTCTACCTTCACCACCAAGTGCGTTTGGAGATGACAATAGAACAGAATACACTGATGTAAACGCAGGATTTAATATCCTACTCTTCAGCGTATTCATTGATACGCCTGCATTAAGACCTACATTGAACATCTAAATAAAACTATTACATCTATATTATATGTAGCCAACTTATGGGAGAAAGTATTAAGAGTCGATACTATCCATCATATCCAAAGAAATATAAGGGTGATGCCAAGAACATTATTTGTAGAAGCAGTTGGGAACGTAAATTTTGTGCTTGGTGTGATTTGAATGCGAATATTGTTGAGTGGGCAAGCGAAGAATTCTGCATACCTTACATATCCCCCTTAGATAGAAGAGTACATCGTTATTTTCCAGACTTCTTAATCAAAGTAAAAGAGAAAGGAGGTACAACCAAAACTTACGTTGTAGAAGTTAAACCAAAGCGTCAAACTCAACCACCAAAGAGACCCAAAAATAATAAAGCAACCAAGACTTTTATTAATGAAGCAAAAACTTATGAAGTGAATATTGCTAAGTGGAAGGCTGCTGTTGAATGGTGTAAAGATAGAAAGTTAGAATTTAAAATTATAACAGAAGACGAATTAGGAATCAAATGACCCTATTTGAAGATCTAAGAGAAGAAGTAGATATGGAGGAAGGGAGATCTCCCTTCTTTTATAGGAGAGCATTTAGAAGACTCACGAAAAGATATGCTTCTCAACCAGATCTTTTTGTTAGGGAAGAAAGAAAGGACGACAGTGAAGATGAAGACAATAGAGATAACAATCTCCTAAGAAGATTCCCCAGGCAAGGACATCTTTTTATGTTTGAATATACATCAGAGAAGGATAACGTATCAGTATTTGATCCATTCCCATTAGTTTACTGTATAAGTAGTGATGGTAGAACATTTCTGGGGTGTAATTTACACTTTATCCACCCACTCAAAAGAAATATAGTTGTAGAAAATTTAAAAAATGACAAATTGACATTACCCTACAATTCCATATCTAAATATAACATAAGTCAAGTGCGAGGTTTATTCTTAGATATCGCAATCGAAGAATGGACTACAGCATCTACTCTGCCCATTGAAGACTTCGTTGAGATCAGAGACGGCAAACCTCGATCCGTGAATGCAAGAGATGTATGGAAAAAGAACAATCGTTCTTTTAGAGACATGTTGCGTGGGGCACGGATATACAAAGGTTACGGAAAAAACGACAAGGACTTTAGGTAAACAGAATGTCAAGAGATAGAAAAAAGACTTCAGTAACCACTTTGGGTGGCGCAGATTTTAGAAATGTTCCAACTGAACTTGGTGCTGCGGGAGATACAGTATATGTTTCCCCCACAATCAAAATGGCAACAAAGCAGAACATTGAATATGTATCTGTTTTTAATCCTAAAACCAAAGAAACTCTTCTTTTTAGACAAAGATATAGTGCTCTTGGTCCAACAGTAATTGATTACAACACAGACTATATTGGAATAAGAAATGCAGATGGTACTTATACCACAAATGCTACTACTTCTGCAGATTTTATGAATGATGAGTCTCGATCTGCTTTAGCAAATCAGCAAAATGTTTTAGACAGTCTCGAAAATAATAGAAATTATACTTATAGAACAGGATATGCATTAGACAACGACGGACAAAAACCAACACCAATTCAAGTATCACAAGCACTTAATAGTCCAGCTACACCAGATCCACCAACAGCAGATCCACAAACTGGAGATGATGCAGATGATGATGGTGGAGATGGTTCTACATTAGCAACTCTTCAGAGTGTAGTTGATGATAATGGTGTTCAACAAGCTGCTGAGGCAGGTAATTTATCCGAAGACCTCAGATATCCAGTCGGTAGTCCAACATATCTAAGATCAGACTATATTAGATTCTCCGCTGTAAAATATGAACCAGCAACGATTAGTGCTGATAATTTTGCAATATCATATAATCCTGGAGAAGTCTTAGGTGCTTCAGTATATCTACCAATACAAGGTGGTATATCAGATTCAAATGGAGTTGGGTGGAATGAAGAAGTCATGAATCCAATTCAAATCGCTGGTGCTGATATAGCCATGAGAACCATGGGTGAAGGTGGATCTGGTTTAATGGATGCTGCCAATGATTTAGTCAATAAAATTGCTGGGAACAGTGAGGCAGTAAAAGCAGCAATTAAAGGATCCGTTACAGAATCTGCAATTGGTGCAAACATATTACCAAGAACCAGTAGAGCAATTTTTAACCCAAATACAGAACTTCTCTTCAATGGTCCTCAATTAAGAGCATTCACATTTACATTCAAACTTTTGCCAAGAAATGCCACAGAGGCAGCAAATATTAAAAAAATAATTAGATTTTTTAAAGTGAATATGGCAGCAAGAACAACAGAAGCACAACTGTTCTTGAAAGCACCCAATATATTCCGAATTGAATATATACACAAGGAAGAAGATAACCATAGAGGTCTAAATTTAATCAAAGACTGTGCTCTCCAAAACTTCTCTGTTGACTATACTCCAGATGGATCATATATGACGGTTGGTGATGACTCTGAGGGAACTATGTTCTCATACAACCTAACCATGAGTTTTATGGAACTTGTCCCCGTTTACTCCAAAGATTACGACGACGAAAAAGCAGGAAATCATCCAATCGGTTACTAAAAAATGGCAAATTATTTCAGTTACGTACCATTTATAGCATATATCTCTAGGGATACTGAACGCTCATCTCTAGGGGATTATACTGTTGTAAAGAATTTATTTAAGAGAGCAAAGATACGTGAGGATATATTCCAGAACTTAAGTTACTTCGATAAGTATCAAGTAAAAGGTGATGAAAGACCTGATGAAGTAGCAACTAAGATCTACAATGATGCTAGTTTGGATTGGGTGGTCCTGCTATCAAATAATATTCAGAATGTTTATGATGAATGGCCTAAAACACAGCGAGCATTTGATAAGTACTTATTAAGCAAATATAAAACATATGAGAATCTTTATAGTGGAATACATCACTATGAGACCCTGAAGACAACTACAAGAGATGGTCAAACCATAGTAGAGACTGGTGTAGAAGTTAACGAAGGATTTTTTAAGGCACCAGAGTATGAGATCGAACTAGATCCAAATGTCGTCCTGCCATCAGAAATACCAGGAGATTTTGCAGCAGCAACCGCAGAATACGACGCAAACACTGGATCAGTAACAAAATTAACCTTAACGAATGCTGGGTCTGGTTACACAAGTTTTGCTGAAGCATCCATAGAACCACCACCACAACCAGTAACAGCTACTGCAACATGTCAATTAAATGTGCCACCAGATGACCGAGAAGTTGGTGCAATAACAATTGTTGATAGTGGTAGTGGATATAATTATCAACCAATAGCAACATTCAGTGATCCACCACCAACTGTCACTGCAGTTTTAGAACCAGTTATTGGTGTTGGAGGATCAATTCAAAGTGTTGGTATCACATCTGCTGGAGATGGATACACATTTACACCTATAATAACCTTCCCACCTCCACCAAACATTATTGAGAGTGCAATATTTGTATCTGCTAGTCCATTTACTCTAGAAACTGGTTTTGAAGGTTGGTTTTTAGATGCTCTTGGAAAAAGATT